GGTGTTACTGCGCGTCTCGAAGAGGCGCGCGTTGCCCTGACTGGCAAGGAAGGTGGTTTGATTGACGCCCATCGTGCGTTGTACCAGGTAGAAACTCTGTTGCATCAGTTGGACGTGAACAGGGCTCGTAATTTTTCGAATCTCTGGGAAGGGTTGATTCCTGACCAGACTACTAGGAAATTCTACGATGGTGCTAGGGACCTAGGCGTAGATGCCTGGGATTTTGGTTTCAAGGGTGCGCGCTCAGGCTTTGACCTGGTGAAGCGCGTTTACAATTCCGCTCGGTCCAATGCGACCGACATGTTCGAGGAAGGGCACAAATGGCTGAATCCGAGGTGATTTTCAGGACCCCCTACAACTACGACCGGGATCTGGTCAGCGACCAGGCCGGCCTTTCCTGTGAGGGGGACCCGGGGGTGACGAAGCAATCGTTCCGTGACGAGTGCGATATCAATGTGATCTTCAAGCGGTTTCAGGATACCGGTATCCCGCCAGGCGGGTTCCACATGCCGGCTCAGGAAGATTTCACGGACCTGTGTATCGACTTCACGACTGCTCAGAATATGATGGCTGCGGCGAAAGCCGAATTCATGCGTATGCCCGCCGACATGCGCGCTAGGTGGCACAACGACCCCGGGGAGCTGGTTGCCTGGCTGCACGACTCTGCGAACGCAGAGGAAGCGGATAAGCTTGGTTTCCTGCGGCCTGGCTGGAAGGCGATTCCTGAGGTATCCCCCCCGAAAGGGGGGGGTGGCAGGGCGGAGCCGGAACCGGTTTCGGCCGGTTGACCATTAGGGCTACTTGATACCTAATGGTCTAGGTGACAGAACTTAGGAGGTATTGGTATGTCTCGTCATTCCGTCAACAAAAGTAAGTCCACCCGTTCGTTCAATCGTCAGAACGAGCGCACGCACTCTTTCAACGTCCGCACGCCCATGCGCGGCGGCTGGAGGCTGTGACGTGTTTTTACCCTCTCCAGGCGTACAAGGCTCCCGATCAGGTGGACCCGGTCGTGGGTACGATCAAGGGGGGGGTCTTTTTCAGTGAAACCCGAAAACATGCCAAGGAGCTGCGCCCGTTGGAGCTTCCCTGCGGGCGCTGTATTGGCTGCAAAATTGACCGTGAAAGGGACTGGTCCGTGCGTCTTATGCACGAAGCGTCTTTGCACGAACTCTCCTGCTTCCTTACCCTCACGTACAAGGAGGAATCCTTACCCGTGAGGGGTAACCTGGAATATGACGATTTCCAGGCGTTTATGAAGCGTCTCAGGGCGCGTTGTTTTTTTCGGGTTCATGATCGGTCCGCCAAGGGTCGCAGGGTCTACTGGCCTCTGCGTTTCTTTGCCTGCGGTGAGTATGGTGAAACCACGAATAGGTGTCATTTCCATGCTCTGATTTTTGGTTACAACTTTCCGGATAGGACGCTGCTTCCGGGGAAGTCCGATCTGTTCCGGTCTGATCTTCTCGATGACCTTTGGGGCAAAGGTCACTGTTCAATTGGTTCTGTCTCTTTGGAGTCGGCTCGCTATGTGTCGCACTACGTCGTTAAGAAAGTGGTTGGTCCTTCTTCTTACGATCATTATCGCAGTGTTGACGAATTCGGAGAGTTTGAACGCACTCCTGAACTTGCTCACATGTCCCTAAAGCCTGCGATTGGCAAGCGGTGGTTTGAGCGCTACTGGCGCGATATCTATCCGTGTGACTTCGTGGTGCTAGAAGGACGTAAGTTGCCGGTTCCTGCCTACTATGACCGGCTGTTAAAGGATGCTAACCCGTCGCTGTATGACGATGTGGTAGCTGCTCGGTTGGAGAAAGCGAATGCCAATGCGTTTGACAATACCACCGAGCGTCTTGAGGTACGTGCAGGTGTTGCGCGTGCCCGAATCAATAACCTAAAGAGGTCTGTGTTATGACGAAGTTCATCGTTGGTGTTTTCGATGCGAAGTTGGTCGCGTATAGCGACGTGTTTGTCGTGGACTCGAAGGCTTGGGGCCTTCGTGCGTTCACGGATGAGGTGCGGAAGGCGGGCTCGCCGTTCTTTGCCCATCCGGAAGACTACTCGCTGTGGTGTCTCGCTGTACTCGACAACGATACTGGCGAGGTCACCGGCATCACCCGTGAGTTGATCGCGCGTGCCGGGGACCTGGTAGTCTAATCGTTCAATCACTGTGGGTAAGGGACCCTTCTAGGTCCCTTATCCATCAGGACGGAGGTGTTTCAATGTTCGGCAATCGCTCTGTTGATATTCACTCGTTTAGCATGGTGTCGTCGCCCGAAGTGCCGCGCTCGGCCTTTCGGATGCAGACGAAGCATAAAACGACGTTCGATGCTGGTTATCTGGTTCCGGTGTTTCTGGAAGAGGTCCTGCCCGGAGATCAATTCACTGTAGACGGCACGTTCTTTGCCCGTCTCGCAACCCCGATTGCGCCTTTAATGGACAATCTGTTTCTGGACTCGTTTTTTTTCTACGTTCCCGATCGTCTCGTTTGGGACAATTTCACCAAGTTCATGGGTGAACAGGTGAATCCGGGTGACTCGACGAGCTATTTGATTCCCCAGCAGGTTTCCCCTGCTGGTGGGTATGCTGTCGGGTCTTTACAGGATTACATGGGTTTGCCCACTGTTGGGCAGATCACTCCTGGCCTCACTTTCACGCATAATGCGTTGCCTCTCAGGATGTACAACCTGATCTGGAATGCCTGGTTTCGCGACGAAAACATGCAGAACTCGGTTACGGTGGACAAGGGCGATGGCCCTGACAACGTTGCCCACTACGTTCTCCTTCGTCGCGGCAAGCGTCACGACTACTTCACGGCCTGTTTGCCCTGGCCGCAGAAGGGCAATGCGGTCACGTTCCCGCTCGGTTCGACGGCGCCGGTTATCGCTAACGGCACGGTCAGTCCGTCGTGGGGTACCTCTGGTGGTGGTTTCCGCTATCTCAATCAGACGAACGGTGCGACGACTGTTGCCTGGTCTGCGAACGCTGGTCAGAGTGGTCCGGTTTACTGGGGCACGACTGGTCTCCTTGCGGATCTGTCCGCTGCGACTGCGGCGACCATTAACCAGTTCCGGCAGTCCTACATGATGCAGGCGTTTCTCGAGCGCGATGCTCGTGGTGGTACCAGGTACCCTGAGATCCTGTGGAATCACTACAAGGTGCGTTCGTCGGATCTTCGTCTGTTTCGTCCTGAATATCTCGGTGGCGGGGAAACCCCCCTGAACCTAAGTCCGATCGCTCAGACAAGCGGCAGCGGTCTCACAGGTGGTTCGACGCCGCTTGGTAACCTGGGTGCTATGGGTACGGCCGCTGGCTTTAATCACGGGTTTTCCGCCACCTTCGAAGAGCACGGGTACGTGCTCGGCCTGGTGTCTGTCCGTGCGGAGTTGACCTATCAGCAAGGGCTTCGGCGTATGTGGTCCAAAACGTCGCGCGTCGATATCTACGACCCGGCCTTTGCGCACCTGGGCGAGCAGGCGGTGCTGAATAAGGAGATTTACATGGTCGGCGGTGCCGCCGGCGGTCAGGACGACCAGGTGTTCGGCTATCAGGAGCGGTGGTCAGAATACAAGCACTCGCCTAGCCGCATTTCCGGTCTGTTTAAGAGTACCTCGGCCGGTACGATCGACCTGTGGCACGCCGCTCAGAAGTTCACGTCGCTGCCGACTCTTGGCGCGACGTTCATTCAGGATACGCCGCCTTTGTCTCGCGTCCTGGCTGTTGGCGTTGGTGCGAACGGTCAGCAACTGCTGTTTAATTCGTTCTTTGATATTCGGGCTGTACGTCCGATGCCGCTCTACTCGATCCCGCAGCTTGGTGCCCGCTTCTAATGGGCTTCTTCAGCGGGTTAACTGATTTGGCCGGCCCGCTTCTCGGGTTGGCCGGCAATCTTGGCGGTAGTGCTATGTCCGCGGGGTTTTCCCGCGAGCTGCAAGAGGACCAGCAGGAGTACAACACTGAAGCCGCCACGACTGCGTTCAATCGCGGTAAATTCATGTTTGATCGCAGCGCGTCTTTCAACATGGATATGTTCAAGCGTGCGAACGCTTTCAATGCGAGCCAGGCTGCGATGGAACGCAACTTTAACAGCGCGGAGGCTGTTGCTGGTCGCGTGTTCAATGCGTCGGAAGCTGAAAAGAATCGTGATTTTCAGGCGAAGATGCGTGCGACGCAGTGGCAAACGGCGGTTGGTGATATGAAGGCCGCTGGTCTCAATCCGATGTTGGCCTATGCTCAGGGGCCAGCCGGTAATGTCAGCGGTGCTACGGCGTCCGCTGGTGCTGCTTCTGGTGGTCGTGCTACGGCGTCGCCGGTGCATGCTCCCGGTTACTCGGTTCCGAGCTCGAGTTCGGGTATTTCTCATGGTGTGGATTTCTCGCATGCTTTCGACAGCGCGATGTCCGCTGCGCGAACGATTCAAGAGGTTCGCAACCTCAAGGAGTCGAACGATTTAATTCGTGCTCAGACGGTAGCTACGTTGGCTTCCGCTGATAAATATCGGCAGGATATCAATACCGGCCAGGCGTCTGCGGCGTCGCTGTATGCTACTCGCGATGAGACTCGCGCTCGTATCCAGACGTACTCGCATATCATCGACAAGCTCGATGCTGAGGTTAAGGATACGTACAGTGGAGCTGATCTTAAGAAAGCGCAGGAAGCGCTGGCCGGTGTTACTGCGCGTCTCGAAGAGGCGCGCGTTGCCCTGACTGGCAAGGAAGGTGGTTTGATTGACGCCCATCGTGCGTTGTACCAGGTAGAAACTCTG